TGTAAAATGTCCTATACCTTGAGCTGTAAACTCGTGCGTATCTAAATTATCTAGAGTTGTTTCATCACCTTTTATGTAGTTATACCATCTACCTTCTTTTTCTTTAAACTCTTGAACTGATCCACTTTGCTCATCTGTTGTTATAGATTTACAATACCAGCCAGTTGTAAATGTTTCTGAAGGACTATTATAGTTATTACTAGCATCGTAATCTTTTGTATACTTTCTAGATCTACTACCACTATAGTTAACAGTTTTAAAACCTTTTATAGAATCAGCCTCATCATTAACTAAAACATTAACCGATGATTCGTAGTATTTAGTAGCATCGTCTTGACCAGCTGATGTGTCATAGAATCTATTTCTTTTTTCATTTGTATGTGACCATAAATCACCATTTTTTATACTATAATATATATTGTTTAAAGATAAAGCACCTTCAGGTATAAATGATTTAAAACTTGGAAAACCATTTACCTTTTCATCAAAAGAAACTGTTTGGCCATCTAGTGTTAAATTAAATAAACCTTTACTATCATCATAGCTACCTAATATTAAATCAGACTTAGGTAGAGTATCTTTAAAAAAGTCTTTCATACCTAGATCAGATATTGGCGTTAAACCATCTCTTGATAATCTAAGTATTGCACCTCTATTTTTATCAGCAAAATAAACTCTATAAGCATATGATGCAAATGATTCTGGGTTTTTACTTATACCATATTCACCTACAAATGGTATAGCTTGACCTAAAACTCTATTTGTAGATGTTAACTGTGGATTACCATCGGCGTTAAATAAAGCATCTTTATTTGCTAGTATTTTAATAACCTTGTCTTCACAAAACGTTATTAAATCAGTATTTCTAGCATGTAGTTTTTGTATACTACCATAATGAGGGTTTATATCTTTTGTTATTTTTTCACCCTGTATAAATTGATTTAATCTATTAACACCGCTTGTTGAGTTAAATAAACCAGAATATATTAAACTATTTTTCTTATGATCTTCTTTATACTGCTCGGCTAATACAGTTGAAACTTTTACACCTTTATCTATTTTAACAGCGTTGTAATCATCTCTTAACCTGTCAGACTCTACACCATTACCAAAACTATAACAATTTTTAAAAGGTACAGTGTGCGTGTTACCATGTTGAGCTATAGGATATGTATTACCTGTTTCGTAGTATAAATCTAAATCAACAGCTTCTTTAGGTTCTGTTTCCCATATAGCTGGGTTGTTCGATGTTAAAATCTCGTTGTCACCTGATATTACCTTTTCTAATACTTGTATTTCATTTATAGTACCACTAGAGAAAGTAAAACTATCTTCATAAGGTGTTTGATTTAAATGATGTTCAAATGTTATTTTGTAAGCTCTTCTTTTACTACTAGCTAATCTTTTTCTACCATTTCTTCTATAAGCATAGTTTATTTCAGATCCAGTTACTTTATAAACCTCACTAGTATTTGAGTTACTACTTTTAAATCTAAATAACGTACCAGAGTTAGATAAGTTTTTTAAGAAACTATTTATACTGTTTGATTTATCAAAACTTTTTGATGATGACTTTGGTGAAGCTGTCCAGTATATTGTAAAATAATTTCTACCTAAAACAGGGTGGCCGTTATTAGTTTGTGTTATTTTATTGTGTTTAGCTCTAGTATCATACCATGATGCCGCTTGTGTACCATCATTAGGTCCAGTGTTAGGAGCATTTTCATGTATCGTTTCGCTGTTTGTTATACCAAACTCAGCTTGAACATCAGGATATGTTTCTATTATATTTGTGTCAAAAGCAGAGTCTCTATTTATTTTAGCAAAAAATCTACCATAAAACTCTGGTTTTCTTTCAAATTTTTCTTCGTATAATATAACTTCAAATGATTGATTTCCAGATGTGTTAAGTGTGTTTAACATAGTTTCACCTTCTTTTAAAGGTTCATCTATAGAAACACTATATACTTCATCATCATTTTCTTTTGTACCAGTAGGACCACCACTAAGTATATTATACTTTTCAGTTTTTTGACCATTAACAACTAACTGTATTAAACCATCTGAATTAAAACCTTGACCAAAACTAGGATTGCTATCTGGATTTGGCCCAGTAAATTTAAATGATGTACTACCTATTTGTGGTCTATTAGTTCCGTTAGCTAACGTTTGAGCATCAGCACTACCAACAGATTTTTTAACTAACTTAATAAAATCAGGTGCATCGTTTGATATATCTAAAACTTTATATCTAGCTTTAGTTCCAACAAACGTATCTGAATCATGTTGTTTCTTTAATATTAAATAGCTATCTTCTTGTATTTTATTTCTTTCAGATGAAGGAAAACTTAACCATACGTTACCATCTTCAGCTAAGTAATATCTATCCATAGATAAATTATAATACTCGTTAGATGTTTCTTTTATATAGTATTTAAAATGTGTAGCCCAACTTGGTGGAGTGTTATTCAATGTTAACTGTATACTATTTACTGTTTCAGCATATGTTTTACTTGTTTGTTTAGACGCTCCATTGCTAGTAAAAACAGGTGTTTGCCTATTATAAGCATCAACATAAACAACACCAGCTTGATATGTTCTTAATGATTTAATAGAAAGCTCAGGTTCTTTTAATGTAGATATAGGTGACTGAGTTATAGCCATACTTATATCAGGTAAATTAAAATTAGGTATATTATAATTTTCTAAATAGTTAGCAAATATTAACCTGTTAGCAGTAACCTCTTGAGCTTTAGCTTTTCTAGGAACATTATCCCATGGTCTAAGCATTTGATTTGCTTCTACAACTTTACCTATTATTTCTGATTCTAAATTATAAGATGTAGGAAAAGTACCATCTGTATTTTCTTTTAAAGTATCTACAACATATACTAAGTTGTTGTTTGACTCTTTATATAATACATCTATCTCTTCAACATCAGCGGGTTTTGGATCTGTTATATTTATAGTTAACTGTCTTAAATTATTAATCATACCAACGTTGTGTCCGTCAGAAGATAAATACTCAAACGTAGTTGGTTTAAAAGCTAACTCACTAAAAGGTGAAAATACAGAATATTCACCACTACTATATTTCCATCTATACCCAAACCTAACCATTTTCTTTTCAAACAATACTCCTTCTTCACTTAGTAAAGCTTCCCATACTAAAGCTACATATGGAACTTCGACTGGTATACTTTGTATAACACAAGCAGCTGTTTGTGTACCATTTGACAAACTTGTTATCCTTACTTTTATTTCGTAATTTTCTGTAGATGACGCTTCTTCGTACGTTGTTGTTAGCGTTATTATATCACCTACTTGAAAGTTAGGTGCTGGAGAAAATGTTAGTGTAACCGCTGTTCCAGATGCTTTACCATTACCTTCGGCATCAGCAAATAAACCAGCTGTTGAATTATTTACAATAACAGGAGATATACCAGTACCGTTACCGCCTCTTGTAGATGTAGACATTGTTAAGGTAGGTGCTGATAAAGGAGCTTTTTTAGCTACAGTTATATCAGATTCTACAAAAGCAGATCCATGAAAAGTTGTGTGAGTTGTAAAGTTAGAAGCGCATCCAGATTTAAATACTTCTATATCTATTTTTTTAGGTTCAGTTTCATTGTCAGTCCATAACAACATACCATCTACAACGTTTACACCTGTTATGTATGTTGTAGTTTTAAACTTTAATATATTGTTTGTATCTACTAACACAGGTGATATAACGCCTCTTATATCATCATACTCAGCAATACAATCAGCTTCATCTGCTTTTATAAACCAATATATTCTATCGTTTTCGTTATTTAATTTAGAACCAACACAAATAGCATTTGTTAAACCAAAGCTTAATGTATCCCAGTTAGAAGTTATTGCTTTTGTATTTGAATTATATACCTTACCTTTTATTCTAGTAGTACCTCTTACATTTTGTATAGTACCTACATCATCACCTTCAGAAGTAGATATTTCTATATTCTGTGCGTCTCTATATTCTCCATTAGGTACTAATCTCTCATCCAGGTCTTTATTCATTTTACCTGCACGAAAGTGATGCTTCAACTCTGGCATATCTTAATGTTTAATTACTTTAGATTTGTTTCTTAAAACTTGACTAAGCTCTTCAGCTTTTAAATTACTTAATCTAAGTTTAGCTTTTCTTATAGCAGCAAACTTTTCTTTTTTAAATCTTGCTACTAAATATTCTGGTACTAATGATCTAGCCGATAAAATAGCATGTGCTACATATTTGTATATAGCGTCTTCAGCAAATTTATGTATTATTTTTTCAGCTTCAGTAGCAACACCATCACTTATGTATTTTAAAGTTATTGTTTTTGTGTTTAGATCTGAGCTAAAGTGTATAAAACCTCTAACATTATCTATATAAAAAACACCATTACCTTGACTAAAAGAAGGATCTAAGCCATACCTTCTACCTTCTGCTAAAACTTGATCAACAGCGTTTTGGTTAGTATCTGCTTCAGTTTCATTGCCATCACCTTGCTCTTTATATGTTGCCCAAGTGTTAGATTCAGAAGCTTCGAGCAATGTGTTATCACTATTAAATAAATAATCAAACTCAGTGTCTTGTAATAACGCTTTTGGGTTACTTGTTTTGATAGCTGGATATATAATCCTTTCAATACCAGATGTATCTTTCCATGTTAATTTTACATAGTTAACATAATCATGTGGAAGTTTCATTTTAAGTGAAGGTGGTATTTCTATTTCTTGCGACTTTTCTGATCTCAATGTGTCATAACTAAACTCTTGCATACCTCTTTGAACATGAAAAACTATATCAGTTCTTTTAACTTTAGGTATTAATTTATCTTCACCTACATAGTTTATAATAAAGTTATTTACAATATCATCTATTTTAATATACTGATAGTTTCCTAACTCCTCACTAAAACCTTTTTGTTTTAATACAACTATATCACCAGCAGCTCTACCAGATGAAAACGTTACAACATTGTTGTTATAACTATATGTAGATGCAGAAACTTCACTACCATTTACAAATATATCAAAATCAGAAGCTGAAGCTGGTGCCGGGCTAAAAGTAAATGTAAAAGCCGTTTGGTTAGCAGAAGCTGTTATTTGCTGACTATTATCGTAATACTGTCTTTGTGTTCCTGTAAATAATGACATATTTTATTATTTTTCTTGTTGTACGTTCTGTGCTTCCTCTTGAGCAGCTATTGGATATAACTGAGGATCTTTTATTGTTATACCAGCTAACTCTAATATTTTTATAACCAACTCAGATTCTTCTGAATCGTGTAATTCAAAGTTTACAGAGTTGTTAGCATTATATAGCTCTTCACCTAATACAGTTGTAGAAGACCAATTAACATCTACTGGTCTAGCTATATAGTTACATATAACTGTATCGTTGCTATCTATAGTTGTTGGATATACCTGTATAATTCTTTCACCATTACCAGTTGTTTGATTTCTTACGTATACAGGTCTGTTAATTGTTGGATTAGTTAAAGGTGAGCTTAATATATGATATATTTCGTTTTGATTTATTTTTTCTATTTCTACATAGGATCCACACTTATTTGTGTATAATTCACCCATACGATAATGAAGAGGTAAAGTACCTAAACCATTATTACCCATCGTTACTGTTTGTGAATATCTTTCAAATATATCTATTTTTTCTTTGATAATATCTACCATGTCACCATGTGTAGAATCATTACCAGGCATTTTCATAAACTGATCTAAATCATAAAAGTATTGTTCAAATATATCCATCTGCGCTTGATTAGCAAATAAGTTAAACTCTTGAGGTGTTATATAACCTCTTTGTTCTTTGTTTGCTATTGCTAATACTCTTTGATATACTGTATCTATATTTACTGCCATAATGTTTTTATTTATAGTAAGTAACCACCTCATAGAGATGGTTACCTCTATAAGTGATTAATTATTTTAATCTTTTTTCTAAGTTATTGAAAACTTCTAAACCTTCATCTGTTTGGAACCAAGCAGCTAAAGCTGAATATGGATGTTCATCAAACGGAATGTTCATTAATTTTCTACCATTACTAGCCCAAGAAAAATGTCTATTGTCAGAAGATAGCTTAATTAAACCTGCTTCAACAGCTTTAATACCAAAATTTCTTAATTGAACATTTTCGTCCTGTGCTAAATTTATAAATAAAGCAGGATTTCTTTTTGCAAATAATAATAAATCCCTTTTTATTTCTTTTGAAGTCATTTTAGAAACTTGGCTTCCCACTTCAACTCTTAATATTCCTTCACCTATTTCTATATCTAAATCCTTAGCTATATTTAAAGCTTCTATTTCTAACTCAATGTAATCTAAATCATCTCCTGCTTCTTGTACTTGATCATGCTCTTGATATATAACATTTTTAAGCGGATGATAAATTGATAACATTTTTTGTAATGATTGCATTCTTGCAGGTACTGCTAGAGCACCATTTCTAAAGATAATTCTTCCCAACGTAGAAGTTCCTTTTTGCTCATCTGCTAAAGGAGATGGTTGGTTAGTTGCATATCTTAGTTCTCTTTGAAACCCTTGTTCAGAGTCAAACCATAATAGAGGTTTTCTTCTAGTATGCTTGCCTGGTAAAGAGAATACCAAAGGCGTTTCTTTTGTTGTGAGATAGTAAACTCTGTCTTTTACTTCCCAATGCATGCCTTTAGGCACACCTATTGTTTGTTCTTTCATGATATAATATAATTAAAAAGTTTAAAATAAAGGTTAGGGTGCCGAAGCACCCGTTCCTTTATAAATTACTGTGATTAGTCACCTTGTACACCGTCAGTAGACTTTAACAATACAAAGTTGTTAGCAGCTTGAACACATAGACATCTCTCAGATAAGAAATGAACGTTCATAGCGTCTTCGTCACTTGTAAAGTTACCACCTACAGATCCAGTGATCCAAGATTTCATTCTTCTATCGTCAGCTTCAGATGCTCTATATCTAACGTGTAAGAATGGTCTTTGGATGTTTTTACCCATAATCTGATCGTAAACTGTTGAAGTTCCAGCAGGAACGATAACACCTTCGATGTCAGCTATAAGTCCTCTAGTAGTAGAGTCATTTAAGTATTTCCAGTCAGTTTTGTAGAAGTCATAAGAACCTCTTCTGAATCCAGAGAAACCTAAATTTAACGCCATTTCCTCAGAGTTATTAAACACACCATATGAAGTACCACCTGTACCGTAAGAATTTTGAGCAGCAAGCATGTTGTCAATAGAAAGAGCTGTTGCTCTGTCTAAGAACATCATGTTTTCTTCGATAGAACCTTGCTTATCAAGTTCTTGTAAAATAGCATCGAACTCAGCTAAACCTTCGTGAACACCAGATGAAATTGGGTCATCAAAGTCAGCGTTGTTATATACTAAACCTCTAGACGTGATAGCAGCGAATAAACCTTCAGATCCAGTAATGCCAGCAGGTAATCCAGAAGAATAACCAGATCCTTCTTTTTCTGCTTCAATCATTGACATTTCTAATTGATCTTCAAATCTAATTCTTGCTTCATGCTCAGATTTTAGATACCATAAATATCCAGAAGTACCAGCTTCAGTAGCAACTTCAACCCAACCAATCTGAGCAGTGTCAGATCCGTTTACGCTATACTTGTCTCTCAAGATAATTGGCTTATTAGAGAAAGAAGTAAACGTAGCGTCTTTTTTGTTACCAGCGTTGCTTGATCCTTTTACATATTCAGATCCATAAACAAAGACTTTACATGCAGTAGTACCATCACCACCAATACCGCTAAGATCAGCGACAGTGTAAGGTGCAGCAGTAATATCAGTAGCTGTGCCACCAACATTAACAGCAGATACATAACATTTTAATGTTGTACCACCTTTACTTACGATAATAGTATCACCAACATTAATTAACGGCTCAGCCGAAAATCTAAGTTTGTTTGCAGACACATCTTCTAGCTCAACGTCGTCATACGCAACGTGAATTCGTCCTTGTTCTGACCATACGACTTCGTCAGAAGCCATAGGCATTTCTGCACCTACCATAGCTAAAAATCCAGAAATAGTTCTATTTCCGTATCTTTCAACTTCTTTTTCGTACACTTCTGGTAAGAACTGCTTTGTGAAATTAAAGTCGTTGCCTGAGATGCTTAAGTAATTTGAACCAAATAAAGTTTTATTCGGTCTCGGAGTTAAGTGCGATAGTTCCGCACCAGTTCCAGCAAATGCTCCCATAATTATTAATTTTAAGTTTTAAATTTATTTTCTAATTTTAACTTTGAAATCAGAAACTGAGTCACCTGGAACAGCTTTTACAGACCAACCTGGCGTAGGTATGACATTGTCATTTACTTTCCTAGCATCCATATTGATATTTTTAGATTTAGCCATGCTTTCTTTAATAGCATCAGCTTTACCTTGTTCATAAAAGTGTTTGGCAACAGCATCAGGGTTCATAGCGGTAAATAAAGATTTGTGATAACCTTGAGCGTCATCCATAATATTATCCTTGTTAAGGAACTTCTTAACAAAATTATTTATGTCACTCTGAGTTTCTTTAACTTTATCGCTATTCTTCACATTAAACCTAAACTTTTTCTCTCCGACATTATATTCAAAACCTTTGAACTTGTCGCTAAAAACCTGATTGGTTTTATTTAGAAAAGCTGTTTGTTGTTCCTCTGCTACTTTTTGCGTTGTTTCCAACTCATCGTTGTAACGATTGAAAAAATCTACAGCCTTCTGTTGTTCAGGATTTAATCTTGAACCAGCTTTGATTTCTTCGTAATATTTAGACTTTAAGCCGTCTAAGTGGCTTTTAGCGTTGGCAACTTGCTCTTTTAACGCTAATTTCTTTCTTTTAATGTCTCGATCTTCATCAACCTCTTCATCAATTGAAAATTGATCGTCCATCATAAAACTAATCTCATCATCATTTAGATGTGGTTTAGTTTGTTTGTAGTATTCTCTTAATAAAGATATGTCATCATGATTGCTATAATCTTGATTTAATCTAACATAATCTTCTAAACTACCACCAGTTTCATTCATAAAGTCTACAACTTTTTGAATATTTTCCGGTAAAGGTTCTGCTGTATCTTGCGATTGTTGTACAGCTTCTTCAACTTGTTCTTGTAGTTCTTCGGTTTTTTCTTCAACTTCTTCCTCTGTTATTTCTTCAACAACAGGTTCTTCAGTTTTTTCTTCAACCTCTTTAACTTCTTCAACAGGTTCTTCAGTAACCTCTTCTTTAACAGGTTCTTCTACCTCTTCTTCTTTTTTTGTAAAGTCAACCTTTATAACCTCATCATCATCGTTGTTAACTAGTTGCTTTGGTCTTTTAGGTTTTTCTTTCATTTTCATATCTCCACCCTCTTTTTCTGGGGTTTCAATTTTAGCATCTGCTACAGTTTCACTGTCTTTAATTGCAGGTTGCTCTTCAACAGGTTGTATTTCTTCAACAACCTCTTGATTTTCATTTTTTTCTGCCATGATATAATATTATAAAATTAAACAAATTATCTAGGGTCAAACATACCTAAATTACTTAGGTCACCTAAACTATCATTACCCATAGATTCAAACTTTTTAGGTGGTTTATTGTTATTTCTTTGATCTATTAACTCAGATTGTTGACTAGCTTGTATTCTAGTTCTTTCATCTTTACGATCTTCTTTTTCTTTTTCTTTACTATTAGCAAGATTAAGCTCCATGTTTTTAAGTCTCATGTTAATCATAAATTCATGATTCATAAGTTCTTTTTTAATAGCAGCTTCTTGCATTAACTTTTTATTTTCTAATTCAGCTTTACCTTGCTCTAACTGCATTTGAGTTTGAACTAAAGCTTGATTTTTTTGTACCTCAGCTTCAGCTGCAACCTTTTGAGCTTCTGCGTTAGCTTGAGCTTGAGTTTGTATATTTTTTTCTTGTAACAATTGATCTCTCTCTTGTTTCTTTTTTCTTCTAACTTTTAATAGTTGATTAGCTAGTTTAACATTTTTTATAGTTCTTAAATCAATAGCATCATCTAGTTCTATCATTTGCTGAGCTAACGCCATTTGTATATTATTTTCTAGCATTTGTTTTTCCTCTTCATCAGGAGCTACATCTAAGAATATTGCAAAGTCGTATAAGTATAAATCAGCCACATCTTGTAACGTGCCAACATTATGACCACCAATTTTCTGTATAAAAGCATCTCTTGTAGGTGAGTACTCTAATACGTCAGATATTCTTAATGATATAGATTCAGCAACTTCAGCTGTTAAATATAAACCAGAGTTTAATATATGTCTTGTAGCTGTATTACTATTTGCAGCAGCTAATTTTTGTACACCAACTAAAGCTTTTGTATCAGGTTTACTACCATCTCTAGCTTCATTGAGCCCGGTTACATCTCTTATCATTTGTAAATAATAGTTGTAGTTAGCTATTAAGCTTTGTATTTTATTACCACCATTACCACTTGTTATTTCTTGAATAGGTATTTTACCTGGGTTCATATCACCCTCAGATGTAAACGATCTACCAATAACACTACCAGTTTGGAAGAACATGTTTAGTGCTTCTTGTGGATTATAATTTGTACCGTTACCTAAATCTATTTCAGCTAAACCATCAGCATCTAAATAAACACCATCAGGAACCATTCTAGCCATTACTTGTTGTAGCTTTAAATGTGTTAACTGTATCATATCTGCAAAACCAGTTATTCTACCAACTAAAGATTCTATTTTACCTTTATATAATCTTGGAGCTACAATGTTATAATTCATTTTAACCTTAGTGTAATCACTTTTAGGTCTCATCATATTTTTAGCTAACTCCCATTTTAAAAGTTTATCAGTACCTAAAACTAAAACACCTTCATATAATACCTCTAAAGATCTTTTCATTTTACCAAACTGAGCTTCATAAGCTTCAATAGGTGGATCAAAAGTATCATCACGCATTATAATTTTAGTAGCACCAGTAACAGTATCTTTTACTTTATAAACCTCATTCATATAGGTCTTGTAATTAAAGTATAAAATTTCTATAGTATTTTTATCTTCATTATCATTTTGTGCAGCTGTTCTATAATGTAAGTTTGATTTTTGGTTTGGTTGTTTTACTATTCTAAGTAATTCATCTTCGTCTAAACCAGGAAATTCTTTTTTAAGTTCATTTATAGGAACTGTTCTAACTTCACCTACATAGTATAAATCTTCAAAATAAGGTGATTCAGTATATGAATAAACTATATTAGCTGGATCAACGTATTCAACTTTTATACCTTCAGATGTTGTAAACTTATCTTTAACACAAGCTATACCTAATGTAGTTAAATCGTAATATAATCTTTTTCTAGTTTCTTCAAACTTATTTCCACTTAATATAGTTGTTATAGCTTGTTCTTCAGCTATTTCAACTTCTTGTTTATAGTTTAACTGCATATGAAGATTTAATTCTTCTTCACTATCAGGTAATTGCTCTGGAGCATTTTCTCTTAATGATATACCTAAAGCATCTTGAGCAAAGTCAATAATTTCTTTTGTTTCTATATCTCTTAGCACAGATTCCATGTAAGCAGTTCTTTTACTCATGCCGTATGGATCTTGTGAATATGCTTTTATATCATATGTTCTTTCAGCCATACCGTTAACAACAATGTCAACAAATTTTGGTATGATAGGCACAGGTTTCCAGTCTAAATTAAGATATGACAAATCACCATTAATAGATAATTCATCTTTATACTTTTGTATACTCTGTTCTCCACGAGCATATAGTCTTAATTTATGAAATTCGTTTTGATTATTATAAAACCTGTTAGTACCAGAATCACGTTTAAACCACTCTGATTCTATGGCTCTACCAACTTTCAAACCATATTCAAGACTAGCTTTCTCTTGATCGCTAACAACCTGACTTGGAAAATAACCTTTTGTTACTGATTCTGCCATTTTTATTCTATTAATTTTGATCGCATACCTTTATTTTTATACTTAGCTATACTTATATTTAGTTTTTCTCTTTTTACCTCTGCGTTAGGTCTATATAAATGTCTATTGCAAGCCATAATAGCTAGACCTGAGCTTATAGCCGCATCAAATCTTGTTCTATTGTTTATGTCAAACTTAGCCCAATCATTTAATGTTCTGTTAAAATATATATCACCATGCGTACCATCTTGCTTCATTCCAACGTGATCTTGTATATACATTTCAATAGCAGCAGCATGTGCTTGCTTTATATCTTCACTTGAGTTTGGTATACCACCAACTTCTTTTTCAGCTGTTGATAGCTTATTCCATACTCTATCAGGTCTATTCATTGAATAACCTCTATAACCACGCCTTCTTAAATAATACAATAGACGAGGTTTATTGTTCTCAGCGAGTAATGGCATCCCGTAAAAAAATAAAGCCATTAGAACGTCTTCAAAGAACATCTCGGCAGTCTGAGGCCTAGCTATGTATTCTAAGAAAAAATGATTTGGCGGACAATCTTCCATACTAAACTTTGTCAACCCGTGTAAAGCACCTTTAGATCCTTTACCATCAACTGTTCCTGATATGTCGTAACTATCACAACCAAAAGCACCCATGTGTTCATTCGCTGGGTATTTGTTACCATTTTTAATAACAAATTTATTTTGTTGTTCAAATTTAGGAGTCCAACTAACTTTAAACCTTCCTTTAGCATCTGGGTAAAATATAACTTTACCGTCTTTAATACCATTAACCCATTGAAAATTACCCTGAGTTATAGGAACGTTTAGCTCCTCGTTGTAATCAACTTGCTCGTATATTTTTGCTAAATTAAATATACTGTTTTGAGTTTCGTCTCTGAAAGCATGTTCTTCAGTTCTTGGAAATTGTCTATAAAATTCATTTAAAGCATCTCCATCGTTTTTTAAACCATCAGCTTCATTTTGCCAGTGATCTATTATACCTATGTCTATTGTATCACCGTATGGTCCTTCAACTTCTCCTTCCGGCGTATCGAATACAGGGTGTCCATAAGAATCAATGAATCCTTCGTAGTTCCATTCCATAGGTATGAACAAACTATATAATCCCGAGCTAGTCTG